CCAGACGGGCTGTATCAGTACAGCTTCATGCCGTTCGGCTTCAGCGGCGTGCAGATCAACCGCAACGGCGACAACGAGCGCGCCCAGCTGGTCTTCCCCAACAACAGCCTCAGCCGGAGCTGGGCGGTGCAGGCAGCGCGGGAGTTCTGGTTCGTGCGGGTGCGCACGATGCTGATCACCCCCGGTGACAGCAGCAAGGCCGAGATGCTGACGGTCTATGTCGCCCAAGTCGATAGCGCCGCCTGGGATGAGACGAACCTTGTGCTTGACCTGGCTAGCGTCTTGGATGCGGTTGGGGATGACGCCCCAACCAAACGCATTACCCAGTACCTCGTTGGAAACCTCCCAACTACAGCTGCAATCCGTCTGCAGTGACCTGCTCGGGCAGAAGTATGAGCTTGGGGGTGATGGCACCGACCGGCGCATCGACTGCATTCACCTCGTCGTGACGGTGCAGAAAGCGATGGGCTTGCCCACGGTCGAGGTGGACCGCTCCTGGTATGCACTGAGCCGGATCGGTGCTGCCCGAGAGCTGTTGCGGCGGTGTGATCGAATCGAAGGCCCCGCCTACGATGGCGATGTGGTTTTGATGCCACAGCTGTCGATCGGCTTTGGCGTGGTATGGAACGACGGTCTGCTCTTTCTCGACAAATGGATGGAGCAGGTCGCCTGGTGCCCGTTGCGAAGCGTTGGCATCGACCGCTTCTACCGTTTGAGAAGCATCTCTGCGGCCTGATCGGCTGCAGCGAAGACGAGTGGCTGCAGTTCGATGCAGCGGTCAAGGCCAAGGCAGGCGAGCGACCGGCTGACTACGCACACATCCCGGACATTCGATGTGGTCCAGTCACCCTGTTTATCGTCAACCTTGTTGTCGGTATCGCGCTGTCCGCCGTCAGCGCGTTGCTGGCGCCAAAGCCGCAGAAGCCGCAGGAAGCGAAGCAACGCACTCTCAAAAGCCTGAGTGGACGAGACCGCTTTGCTTCTACTTTCGGCTTCGATAGCTCGCAGGATCTAGCGAACTACGGCGAGCCGGTGCCGCTGGTCTTCACCAGGCAGCAGTGGAACACCGACCGTTTCGGCTTCCGCTTCCAGAGCGGCGGGGTGCTGATCAGTCCGAAGCTGGTCTGGAGCCGCACCCGCAGCTACGGCAAGTATCAGGTCGTGGATCTGGTGATGATCGCCGGCCAAGCGCCGATGGCGCGCTCTGAGGAGGCCGGCATCTTCTTCGGCAACAACACCCTCGATGCGGCGTTCGAGGAGGACTACCAGTTCTTCTATACCGGCAACTACGACGACAACAAGGCCAGCAGCCGCATCCTGTTCAAGCACCTGCGGTACGGGAAGCTGGCACGCCCGCCGGTGCAGGGTGGTGACACCGAAGTGTTCTTCTGCCCCACGATGTCGGGCGGCGCCCAGCCAGGGTTCAGCCACTGCTACACCCCCGGCAGCCAAGCCACCTTCGGCGTCTACAACGGCATTCCGAATGGCACGCCGTACCGGCTGAATTGGCGGGTGGTGGGCCACGGCGATAGCGCCAGCGAAGAGACGCAGGAGCTGAACCGGGCGGAGCGGGCCAAGCTCACCGGCTGGTTGTACGGCGAGTGGAAGCGTGCCTGGGGCATGAAGGGCAACGGCCCGCACGGCGAATACCCGCAGGCGCAATACGGCCGCCAGATCTGCGTGGTGGAGCACAACGGATACCGCCGCCCCGAGAACCAGGCCCCCGGATACGAAACGCGCCGGGTAGCCAAAGGCGACACGATCAAGATCGTCTACAACATGAAGAAACAGAAGGACATCGACAAGAAAGGCGATCGCGGAAAGATCGACTTTGACGACGTTCGTTCTGCCCTCAAGAGCGAGCTGCATTCCTATGACGACATGCTGCAGCTCGGTGAGAAGTTTCTGATCGGCCGCGCCATGTGGGAGGTCATCGGACGATCCCCGGAGGATCCGATGATGGGCCTCGGCAAGGAATACGCCATCACTCTCAAGTGCATCGAAGCCTGGAGCAAGAACAACCCAGTCGTCGGCATCGTTGCCGTTAACAAGGCAGATCAAGACGAGATCATCGATGGCGCTGATGTCCCAGAGACATGGTTCCCGATTTGCAAAGCGGAGACCGCCAACATTCAGAACAACCGGCGCTGTGATGTAACAGAGCTGGGCATTAAGTCCCAGGTGTGGCTGCGCTTTGCCGGCCTGTGCAACTTCAACTCTGTTCCTGATCCAGAGAAGCTGGTGCAGTGGGACGAAGACGACGTTCAGATCACGACGGGCTCCATTACGCAGTACGCCAGGCGCACCAGCTTCTTCCTGCTGTATGTGCGACCTGCCGATGCTCAGGGGGTCATTGATCGTCCCAACGAAGGCTTCGAGTGGGTGGGGCCGTACCCCTTTGGCGTGACCGGCAGCCACCCTGTCGATCAGTTCAACTACATCCGTGTTCAGCACCCCGAGCGCGGGCAATACGAGTTTCGGATCCGCCCCGTTAGCAGTGCCGAGATGGTTCACATCGGCAACGGCACCGACCCCTTCATCGAGCTGAACTGCGGCAAGGGCCTAGAGGCGGAGCTGGTTAACCACTGGGACACCAGCTATGGCCGCTTCGTGATCAGCACCCGCGGCAGCTACAAGCAAGTAAAGGAGGTGCAGTTCAACGATCAGATGGCGCGCAAGCCGGCGCTGGTCAACGATGTAGTCACCGGCGGATGGCAGCCAGGCCCGGTAACGCAGCTCATGGTTCAGGCATGGACTGACCAAAGCGGCACAGCCTGCTCCTGGAACAAGATCAGCAACTTGATCCAGGTGAAGTGCGGCATTGACCCCTGGGCGTCTGGCCTGCCGATCGGGTACACCACCACGGTGGACTGGGGCGTTCAGTATTTCATTGGCGGTGTCTTGGCCGTTGAAGCCATCATTCGGAACACGATCCGCGTGTTCTACCGCAGCGGGAGTGAAGCGTGGCCTAACCCTACGGTCAAGGATCGTTGGTGGCAGCTGCTGGACAGCAACATCATCAGGGCGGCGAAGCACCCCGATCCCGGCATCGCCTTTACGAAGAACATGCAAGACCTAGCCGGTGGTGCTTTCCTGCTGCACTACAAGGCAGGGGCGTCTGGCAACCCGGTGTGGGTGGAGGATGGCACGCCCCGCCCCGCCACCCGCGTGTGGGAATACTTCACCGGCATCAGTGAGGTCAGCCACTACGGTGATCTGGTCACCCGTAGCTGCGATAGCCAGCCGGAGCATCAGGTTGTCTACGTCAACGAGTCGTTGGATAACGACCCGATCCCGCAGTACAGCAACTGCGCGATGACGGCATTGCGACTCCGCAGCAGCAAGGCGTTCAGCGACCTGCAGCAGGTCCGCCTCTACATGCAGAACGGCCTGGAGGTGGAGCGCCTGACCCACGGCGACTTCGGCCCCACCAACCTGTTCACCGATGTGCTCTGGTATCTGCTGACGGACAAGGACACCGGCGCAGGCAACGTGATCGCTCCCGACATGGTGGATCGCGCTGGTCTGGCGGAGACGGGGCGGTTCCTCGATGCCAACCAGCTCTACTTCGATGATGTGATCGCCGAGCCGGTCAACATCCGGCAGTGGGCGGCCTCGGTGGCACCGTCGCTGCTCTGCAACCTGACCATCAAGAACGGCGTGTTCTCGATGTCGCCTGCTCTGCCGCACGACAGCAGCTACCTGATCACCGACACCGCCAAGACGCCGATCAGCGCGATCTTCAGCAGCGGCAACATCCTGGAGGACAGCTTCAAGGTGAACTGGCTGCCGGCGGAGCAGCGCAAGCCATTTCAAGCGGTGGTGCGCTACCGCGACGAGAGCACCAACAAGATGCCGGAGGAGAAGACCTGCCAGGTCCGCTTCCGCACCGAGTACGGCGGCCAGGACTGGCCGGATCCGCAGAAGCTGCCCGTCGAGGAGTTCGACTACAGCTGGATCACCAGCCCGCAGCACGCGATCAAGGCCGCCAAGTTTGCGCTGTCGGTGCGGCGGCGGGTGACGCACTCGATTGAGTTCCGCACCCTGCCCTACGGCTTGACCCTGGAGCCCGGCGCCTACATCCGGGTCTTCACCGAGGTGAGCCCGTTCGATCTGTCCGCCAACGGCGTGGTGCTGAAGGACGGCACGGTCGTCTATGGCGGCGAGGCCGTGGCGGACGGCAGCTACAGCGTCTGGTACTGGTCGCAGGGCGACGACGACATGCAGGAGGGCACGCTCACCATCAGGAGCGGCGCGGCCACCACCCTGCTGGGTTCGATCTTCGCGGTGCGCAATGCCAGCACCGTCAAGGATCAGACCTATGTGGTGGAGGGCATCAACCTCACCGAGGACGGGATCGTAGAGGTCACAGCCAGTCACTTCCCGGTTGACGAGAATGGCTACAGCCTGATGGCCAAGGATGTGATGCCCCGCTCCGGTCAGTTTGAGGTCATCTGCGACGAGGACGTGGCATGAGCTATCCCGCCCTGACACCCAGTAGCCGCCGGTTTGAGTCGGGCGACTACCCCGTGCAGACCTTCAACAGCCAGAGCGGGGTGGAGGTGCGGATTCTGCGCGGAAGCAAGCGCACCGGCATGACGCTGGCTTTGGGCTATCAGAACCTGGCGGATACGCAGGTGGCGCAGTTCCTGACGCATTACGACCAGATGCTGGGCACGTTCTACACCTTTGATCTGAGCCCTGAGACCACTCGCGGATGGACAGGCGGAGCAGCGATCGGAACAGCCGGCACTGGCAACCGTTGGCGCTATGCCAAGCCCCCGGCAGTCGAGAACGTCAGGCCAGGTATCAGTAGCGTGACTGTTGAGCTGATCGGGGTATTGGGCTGATGTTCTTCAGCGGCAGTCAGGGCCAACTGTTGATCGACGGCCAGGCTGCCGCTCGGGTGAGCAGCTGGTCGTTCAGCAGCAGTCTTGGCTTGCTGGACACCACCAGCCTGGAGGACACCGATCGCACCAGC